TTTCGTCTTTTGTAGTTTGAAAAAATCTAGGTACTCTACCAAATAAAGTATGTTCTTTTTTAATTTTTCTAAGAGCTTTTTTAGTAGTGCTTATATCTTTACCAATTGTTTGATTTGTTATTAATTGACCTGCATTATTAACTAATTTACTTAAATTACCTGTACCAGTAGCTCCATCAATCTCTGGTCCTACTTCTTCTAAAATATTATCTGCTAAGTTTTTGCTACTAACTCGTACACGTTTTTTACTAAACTTAGTACCTTTAACTAATGCACCTTCATCTAGTAGTTCCATAGCAGGATTTACTCTACGTAATCCTTTACTAACGTTTTTAACTCCTTTAATACCTTTACCAGCAAATATTTCTGGTGCTATTTGATATGCAGCATCAGTTAAACCAGACATAACATTAAAAGCTTTAGAGCCTGGTGCAAAGACTTCAGCTGCAGTTACTCTACCTGGTGAGTATTCAAGCAATATATCTCTATCTGCCCATTCAGGTCTAAAGTAATCTTGTTCTGATTGTCCTGCCCAAAAGAATCTTTGTTGTGCTCTACCTGCAAAGAAATTAATTTTATTAGGATTAAATGCTGAACTGTAATGTATTTCACCATTTTCATCAAAATTCTTTAATGGAGCTCCAATATTGCTATAAATAAAATCTCTAGCTTGGTCTGGTGACATTCCATAATCTGTAGTTAATGCAACATAGTAAGGTGTTTTTTCTGCTTTTACAGACTCTAAAGTCATTAATGTGCTTCTATCAAAGTTTAATGGTTTACCTTCTGATACAGCTCTAAACATAGCAGCAAGTACAGGTTCTCCACCCATCTTATGTGCTTCTTGTATCATATCAATTTGTTGTTTAAGTTCTTCTCTTGTACCTAGTTCTTGTCCTAATCCAGACACTTGAGTGCCACTAAGGTCTATTTGCAACATATCTTGTGCTTTTTGTGATGAATAACCTTTTTTAAGTAAATTGTCGTAAGACTTTAAATCTCTTAGATATGCTTGTGACCTACCTACTTTCATAGGTTGTCCAGGTGCTAATGCATTTACAGCAGAACCTATAACAGACCATTTACCTGATGGACCAACTGTTTGAAAAAAAGCATCTAAAGCAGCAAATGCCCATACACCATATTGAACATCTCCTGGTTTAGCTCCTCCTGGCATTAATCCACCTGTCCATAAGTCACCCCATGTCATCTTCATATTGTTTTCTACATGGTCATATTGATATTTTTGTTGTAGTTCCTGCCATAACTTAGCTTCGTTGTAAAGTTTATTAGTTCTACTAGACTGTGCTATTTCTTTAACAGCTGAATACTCAGGTGGTATTCCTAAAATACTCATACCTAATGCAGTACCTGTATCTAATTCAGTAGGATACTTTTCTAGATTTTCTAATACTTGTTGTGGATTAGATTGCAATAAAGCATTATATTGACTTGCTTGTTGTTCTAACTGTCTACGTGAATTAAGTATCTCATAATACTCATTTCTGTCATTGAGTATAAATGCCACTATATATTCCTATTGTTAATAATCTCCAATAATGTAGGTGTTGGATTAATCTGATACAAAGCTTGTAGTATAGCATCAGTATTATCAGCTATAACAGTAGGTCCAGCACCAGCTCCTATAGGTTGTCCTTGTGTAACTGGTTCCCCTGGTCTTTCTGTTGGTGCAAACACATTAGGTGCTACAGGCATTGGATTCTGTTTTGGAAGTGGAGCACCCTGTTGTTGTTCCATAAATGCTTTATTTGCACCGTAATCAGCGTCAGGAAGCCTTCTAAGAGGTTGTTTACTATTTCCTGGGCCACCATCAGTTCTCTGCCCACCTTGCGGTGTAGCTACAGCTGCAGGTTTTTTTGGTTGTCTATACCCACCTCTACGATTCTTTGCCATAAAACTCCTTAGTAATTAAAACTATTATGCCTGGCATAGGAGTAATAATTTCTGTTACTTGTTCAGATAAAATATCTATCTCATCCATTACACCATATTCGTTATACATTAAATCCCAGAACTCTGAATCAAAATAATCTTGCATATTATAATCCGAATGCTTGTGCCATTGTTGGAACATCGTTACCACCTAACTGTTGTTGCATCATTTGTTGTTGTATCATAGCTTCTTCCTCTGGTGACATCTGTGGCTCTTGTGGAGTATAGAACTGTTTCATAATTTCTGTTACAGCTCCTGGATACTCGTAAATAGCTATAGCAGCCATTGTAGCTGCAGGGTCACCTTGAGCAGACCTAGCTAAAATACTATCAAATAAAACACCTTCTGCTTTATTTTTTCTAATGCGTTCTTGTACTTTTGCTATATTTTCTAACCCATCAATATTATCTTGTAAGGTTTCTACGTCTATAACACCTGCTTGTAATAATTGCAACCCAGTTACAATTTTCTGTGGTTCATCAAAACCAGCCATAACACCATAGATACGTCTTGTTCTAAAGTCGCCACCTATATCATTAAGGGGTTGATAGTTCTCAGCAAAAGCAGAACCGTTATAAAAACCTGCAATAGGTTTTTTAGATACTCCTGTTGAATAAGATAATACAACGTCCATTTCTAAACGTTTCTCATCCATAGCTGTTATACCTGTTTTAATAATATCTCTATATTCAGATATCATTAATGACATTGTGCTATTTAATTCTGATAGACCAGCACCAGTAACAAAACTGTTAGGTGATTGACTATCATCAGTTACAGGATATCCACCTACCATACGCAACTGTCTTTCCAACCTATCTATTTGTTGGAACAATTGATATGGAATATTATTCATTGGTTTAGAAACTTGTGTACCTGGAGCTAGATAGTTAACAGCAAATCTGCCTTTTCTATATTGTCCTGATTCTATCTCTCCAGATATGTTAGTTTCTGTAAACACAGAATCTTCCATTGCAATTGCAGACATTATGTTAATCTTTGCCATCATAGCCATCAGTCCTATGACATGGTCGTATTGACCTTTAAGTTGGTCAAAAGAAACTTTCTTCATAAATACAAAAGGTGGTGTAGATAATACGTTTGGTATAAAGTCAAGAATCATATTTTTTTCTGGGAACACTACATAAGTTCCACCCATGTCGTAGTATTCAATAATTCTTACACCAGAGTATGTATTGTCTTCCCAACCTTGTTCTCTATTATTTTCATAAGACATAAATGGAGTTGCAGTATCAGGTGTATTATCTTCATCATCATCTTGTTTTAAAATCTCTTTTGCAAACTCAGGATAGATTTGAGCTAGTTTATATCTAGGTACACGTCTTAGTACTGCCATTTCTCTAGGTTGTTGGTCAGGACCAAAGTTACCTGGGAATGTATCGTAAGGGTCACGTAGTTCAGCACTAGGATAGTAATGACCATTCTTATCTTGTTTAGTAGTAATAACCCATGCACAAAAACCATAACCAGGTAGCCATCTAGCTGCTTGTTGTAATTGACCTAGTAGGTTTTGTTTTTCATCATAGCTAGTAACAATACGTTCTAGTTTTTCTGCACGTTGTTTACTTCTACTTGAATCATTATCGTTAGGTACATCTACTCTAACTTGAGGTATTCCAGATACTTTTTGTGCAAGTCGGTCAATACCAGACTGCAACATGTTAGGAGCTGGTAACAAATCAGCATCAGATGTTTCCATTGTGTCACCTAGTAAAGCTTTAATACCATCTGCACCACCATTAAGAATAGCTTTGATTCTAGCTTTCTGTACTTGTCGTTCTTGAACTAACTTACCTGATGTAAGTTCAGATGCATTTCTAACTATCTCTTGATAATTTTTAATGTCTAAGTTTTCTATCCCCACGGTGCCTCATTCATATTTGTAATCTTATAATCTCCATAACTAGGGTTATAGTCTAACCCTACATCAGCAGCATGCTCTTTTTGCATACGCCTAAAAACTTTCATTGGAAACCAACTAGCCATAACTATATCGGTCTTCTCTTTGTTTCTTTTAGAAACAGGTTTTCCATCAAAGTATAACAGTTGTTGCCTATATTGTTGAACCTTTGCATTAGATTCTCCATCACCAGTAGGTAAGTGTATTCTTTTATCTTCAAACAAGTCAGCCATAGCACCTACACCATATAGTGGGTCATGTTTGTTTTTACCTGTCATGTGACCTTGTACAGTTATACCAGTACGTAATGTAAATTCTTTTATTCCTGCATCTTGTCTAATAGCAGATTGAAATCCGTTTTCTTCTACTATCCAATGTCTACAATCATAAGTGTGTAGCCAGTCAGCCATTTGGTCTAACGCAGCTCTAATTCCACCTCCACGTCTATTTTCTAAATCAACTAGATATAGTTCTCCTCTGTACTGGTCTATTCCCCACAATACACTTGCTTGATAGCCACTTGATGCAGGGTCTAGTCCAGCAACAAGATATAGATTTTTGTAAACTTGTCCTAGTACTAAGTCACTACGCATACATTGGTCAATAATATTCATAGTAAATATTTGTGTACCTTCTACATATGCTTGGTTGTAATAAACCATTTCAAAAGTTTGTCTACCACCTGTTGACTCTGCAGAATGTAACCTAGATTGTAACCATTTAAAAGTTCTTTTCTTAGGCCATAACATACAGTTAACATGTTCATTTTCTAAATGGTCAGGTTTGTCACATTCAATAGCATGTGCTGTTTCTACTATGCTTGTAAAGTTATCTGATTCAAGTAAGTGATTATATAAATCATCAGGGTGCTGTCTTGAACCTATAACAATAACAGCAGTATGTTCCTCTTTACGACTTGATAGTGTTGTAGTCCACCACTGTCTTGTAGATTCTCTTGCACCAGGTTGCATAGTTGTTTGGTGGTCTTCAATGTCGTCAGCAATAATAATATCGCAGTCACGAGATAATATCTTTCCACCCTTACCTACAGCAACCATAGTAGGTGACTTAATACCTGCAACAGTTCTAGTACCTACAGTAAATTGATTTTGTGACCAGTTCTTTCCTGACCTATTGTCTGGTTTAAAAGATGTACCTGGTAAACAAAAGTCTTCTTGTAATTCTTCATTAGTATCTAATACATCAAGTACAGCAGATAGTGCGTTCTTAGCAATGTCTTCGTTACCACCTACCCACATAATACGTACGTTGGGGTTCTTGCATATTTGATATACAGCAAAGTGTATTAATAATTCTGTTTTTCCATGTCTTGGGGGTGACAGTATCAGTAACTCTTTACCGTTATCAATACTATCTATAATGTTATTTATCCAGTTAGTATGAAAATCCGCGGTGTCGTATACTTCTCCTAGTTCTGTTCTAAAGTATCTTTGTCGGAAGTTAGAAAAATTTTCTAATGCAGCCTTCGCATCTTTGGATAGCTCCCATTCTTCTGCAGCTACTTCGTTTCTAGTATCTATTTTGTAGGCAGCAAGCATGCGACTGACAGTAGCCGAAGTGCAACCAAGGAGTGAAGCTGCGTCAGCTACTGCCATATCGCCAGTGGCCACTTGTTCAGCTATTCCTTCGCTTACGAAAGCTCGGTAATACTGTCCTCGCCTAACGGAAGCGTAGTCGCCCTCGTCAGACTTACGTTCTATATTAATAGGTTTTGTGTCAACTTTCTTGTTATAGTACTTATCTCTTGCAAACTGCCTCTTTTGACAGGTAGGTGAACAAAATTTACGTTGTTT